AAGATGAAAGAAGATAAGGATAATATAATAGATATAAATTATGAAGAAACAAATAGAGATAACAGTACCACATGATTTTAGTGCAATAACACTAAAACAATATATTCAATTCCAAAAGGATATGGATACTCACGAAGGTGATACAGAAGCACAAGATGCATTCTTGGTGTATAACCTAACAGGGATGACGCCTGATATGATTAAAGAATTAGATGGTAATACTATATCAAACATCAGAAAAGATTTAACTAAGTTATTACAAAAGACAGATTATCCTTTACAACGTAATATAACATTAGAAGGAGTTGAGTATGGGTTCGAACCTAATCTATCTCAGATGCCATACGGAGCATACTTAGATATCTCTAAGTTTGAGAACATACAACTCAATGATGACTGGCCAACTATCTTATCTATCTTATACAGACCTGTAAAGAAGAAGAAAGGAGCTCTATACGAAGTAGAACAATACAACGGAGTAGAACCATGGGATGAAGATAAATGGTGGGAAGTGGGAATGGATTTTCACTTTGGTTGTTTTTTTTTCTTCATTCGTTTGTACAAGGACTTAGTGAAAGGTACCCTGAACTCTTTGAAGAACCAGGCGGAGATATCACCCAACATCAAATCAATTTTGGAAGAAAGTGGGGAAGCTATTCAACAGTTGTCCAACTTGCAGGAGAAGATATCTTAAGATTTGATGCAGTAACTCAACATCCTTTAGAGCAGTGTTTACTATATCTTGCTTATCAATCAGATAAATCTCTGATGGAATCTCTTATTCATAAAGAACAACTTAACAAATATAAACCTCGTTAGGATTGTTATAGGTATAAAAGATTAATGTCATATTCAAGGAAACTTAGAAAACACAGAGCAACTGGCCTTTATATAGGACCTACTCAAGGATTATCTTCTCCGAAGAATTCTCGTAGAGGTTGTTTATGTTTAAATGCTAATACCTACTCAGTTGAGTGTTGTGATGGAGCTCTTATCAGTCAAGGTATTGGTAGGATTAACGCATTACCAAAAGTAGAAACAGGAGCTTTCTCAAGTGGTTTCTCAAGTGGATTTGATATTTTATTAACAACAGATTAAATAGAGAAAAAAGATATGAGTCAATTAGATAGAGAAGGATTAATATCACAGAGTAACGCTCTGTTTCCTAATAATACAGCACAAGAGATAACCCCAAATGATATAAGACAGTTTGATTTAGATGTAATTGATTCTTTTGCACTTACTGGCTCATTAGTAGTATCAGCATCTTACGCAGTATCAGCATCACAAGCAGAGAACGCAAACACATCAATTAGTGCATCCCACTCACTAAATAGTGATAATGCAATATCAAGTTCTTACGCAGTATCAGCATCACACGCTGAATTTGCAGATAGTGCAACATCAGCATCTCACGCAGAACATAGTGATACTACACAAGAAGTAATAATCAATGTAAAGAATACATCAGGTGGTCCTCTTACAATAGGTACACCATTATATGCAACAGGAGTAACAGGAGATAATATAAATGTATCAGCAGCTGATTATAACTCTTCTTCTACAATGCCAGCAATTGCAGTATTACAAGAAACACTTGGTAATAACGCAAGTGGTGAAGCAACTGTAAGTGGTAAAATCATAGGTGTTAATACTGCAGGATTTACTGCAGGTAGAAACATATATGTAACTGATGGTGGTTTTACAGATACAAGACCAACAGGTAGTTCAGTATTAGTACAGAACATTGGTGTAGTTGGTAAAGTAAATGCAAGTGAAGGAGAGATAGTAATACAAGGTAGTGGTAGAAGTAATGATTTACCAAACATACAAGATGGATACCTATGGGTAGGTAATGGAAGTGGTTTAGCAGAAGCAGTAGCAACTTCATCTATTGTAACAGATGTAGATACAGGCTCACTTGCTACAACAGGTTCGAATACATTCAATGGTAGTCAAATCATTAGTGGTTCAGTAACAGTATCAGACCCATCCTCAACAGCATTTATAGTACAATCAGGTCCTAATGATACAACGCCTGTAATCATAGAAGGTGGATTTAATGGAACAACTAAGTTTACCAATTCATCTATTAGAGGTATTGACACATATGGTGGAAATAAATTAAGTGGTTCTTTTGGAATAGTAGGATTAGCATCTGGATATGGTGTACTAAACGCAAACACAGGTAGTAGCAATTCTGCTAAAGTATATTTAGGAAACGCAACACCAGCTGGTGGAATATATAGGTCATTCGAATCTATTGGAGCAAGTGGTCTAACAAATCTTAGGGGTGATACTGTAAAAGTTCAAGGTTCTGCTTCATTAGAAAGTGGAGTATCAATGACAGTATATGGTGATGTAACCGCAAGTGGTACTATTAGTTATGGTACATCAGTACTAAATAATAGTAGTAACATTATAAGTGGTTCAACTACATTACAAGATATATCACCAGCCCCAGGTACAACATTCGCAGTTAAAGCAGGTGGAGCATCATCAGTTTTAGAGATTAACAATAGTGCATTAGGAACTATAACAGGTACTGATTATGTATTAAATGGTAATAGTATAGTTAATGGTAATTCTACTATAAATGGAAATACAACAACAAATGGTACTGTATTAGTAAGTGGTTCACTTTACGCACAAGATGCATCAGGTGCAGGACCAACTAATATATTTGATGTAGACCAAACAACTAATACTGTAATTGGTGTATCTAATGCAGCTCTTGCAGGTATAACAGGCTTAGAGGTTGTTAACAATATACAATATGGTGACTTTATGGTTACTAACGCTAGTGGTAGTAGGATAAAAGTATATGAACAAAGTAGAGGAACTGCTGCAGGAAGAGATGTAGAAATTAATGGTTCTACACTTATTGGTGGTGCTAATTGTGATGTAACGATATCAGCTGGAACAAGTGGTAGAACCCTTTTACTTTCAGGTAGTAATGTAACACTACAATCAGGTACTCCAATGAATATTAATTCTGCAGTTACCTTTAATGGAGCAATGTTGGTAAACTCAGCAATATATCAAGGACAAGATACCTTAGGATATCCTTCAGGTTCTATTTCTAATTTATATGATTACTTTTTTGTTCCATTAAGTCCATTTGTAACAAAAGTAAATATAGATTCATTCTTAGGAGAAGGTAGAACAGTTAGCTTATTAGTAGAACAAACCTCAGGTACTGGTTTAGTTGAATTACAATATAGTGGTGGACCTACTGGTACAACACAACTATTTGGTCCATCAGCTGCAGTAAGTGGTTCATTCCTTACACCATCAACAACTCCAGGAAGTTATACAGCCTTTGAGTTAAAAACTTATAATAAAGGAGGTGTACCATCAAATATAATTGTAGTTACTAACTATCAACCAAACTTAGTTATAGGTGATATAACGCAGTGGAGAAATTAAAATTAATATAAACCCAACCTTATTTGTTATAAGGTTAAATCTAAAAACGAGATATAATTATGGAATCAAACACAGTATTAGGAAAGATAATGACTCTTCTCTCAGTTAAACCAACTGAAGAGGTGAAATTAACTTTTGCAAAACTAGCTGATGGTACTATATTAGAATCTCCAACTTTCGATGTAGGTGAATCTGTTGAGGTGGTTTCAGAAGATGGAACTAAAACAGCTGCACCAGATGGAGAACACGAATTAGAACTTACTGGTGCTGAAGGTGAGACTGTTCGTTTCAAAATCTTTACGGAGGGAGGTGTCATCACAGAGCGTGAAAACGTTGAACTGGAAGAGACTGGAGACGAAGAGAAAGAACTATCAGAAGAAACTATTAAAGTTGATAATGACATCCCACAAGCTTTAGAAAAGGAAGAAGAGGAGCTAATCGATATCGAAGAGCCAACCGAAGAAGCCGATTTAGAAGAAGGTGAAGATGTTGATGAAACAATCAACTTAGAAGATGTTGCAAAAAAAGTAGAAGAGATGGCTTATCGTATTGATGAGTTAGAAAAGAAACTTGAAGCAGCAGAAGAAGAAACTAAGGAAGAAGAAATGGAAGAAGAGGAAGAGAAAGAAGTTGAAGCTAAGAAACTTGATGGTGCACCAGTTGAGGCATCTAAGTTTTCTAAAGCTAATTCTAAAAAACTCGCTCCTAACTATCATTCATCTGTTCTTTCAAGAATGTATAACAATTAATTAGAGATTAAAAAAATGAGAAAAAAAGAAAACCTTTCGTTGCCAACTGTAACCTCAACTTATGCTGGAGAAGCAAGTTCTGATTACATAGCAGCAGCCTTGTTAAGTGCAAAGACACTTGACCAAGGAAACGTAGAGATTCACCCTAATGTAAAATACAAAGAGGTGATTCAAAAACTTGATGTAGCTGGTATCGTACAAGATGCATCATGTGATTTCGCAACATCAGGATCAGTTGCGATTACAGAAACTATACTTGAGCCAAAAGAGCTACAAGTTAACCTGGAATTGTGTAAGCAAAATTTCCTTGATTCATGGGAAGCGGTATCTATGGGATACTCTGCATTCGATGAAATCCCAAGAAACTTTACTGATTACCTAATTTCTTACGTTGGTGGTAAAGTAGCAGAAGCTACTGAACAATCAATTTGGGATGGTGCAATCGGAAACGGTTCATTCTTAGGATTTGAAGAAAGAATTACTGCATCAACTGGCGCAGCTGCATTTAAACCTGCACAATCAGGTTCAGTTGATAGACCAAACGGAACAGTAGATAAAGATAACGTAGTACAAATCCTTACTGAAGTAGTAGATGCAATTCCATCAGCTGTATATGGTAAAGAAGATACTGTAATCTATGTAGGTACTAAAGTACTTAAAGCATGGCAATCATCTCAATCAGGTCAAGTTAACATTGGTTCATTTAATTCACAACTTAACGTTGGTGAAAAACCATTAAACTTCCAAGGTATTGAGATTATTCACGCACCAGGTATGAGTGATAACACAATTATCGCTGGTCAAAAATCTAACTTCCACTTCGGTACTGGTCTGATGTCAGACTACAATGAAGTGCGTGTTTTAGACATGGCTGATATCGATGGTTCGCAGAACTTTAGAGTTATCATGAGATATACTGCAGGTACTGCAATTGGATTTACAAATGAAGTAGCAGGATTTAACCTACTATAAGAAATAAGTTTAACATTTAAAAACAGGAGATACTATGAGTTGTTTAATAACAAACGGAAGAGAAGAAGTATGTAAAGAATCGATAGGTGGCTTACAAGCTGTTTATTTTATGAATTACACTTCTGCATCTTTCGATAAGAACACAGATGGTGAAGTTGATGACTTGACTGGCTATACTGTGTACAAATATGAACTTAAAGGTACTTCTGCATATACTGAGACTGTAAACTCTTCAAGAGAGAATGGTACAACATTCTTTTCACAAGAGTTAACTCTTAACTTGAAAAAGTTAACTAATGAGATGACAACTCAGTTAAAATTGTTAGCTTATGGTAGACCACAAATCATCGTTCATACTAAGAACGGAGAAGCACTATTAGTTGGTGAAGTAGAAGGAGCAGATTTAACTGCAGGTACAATTCAGACTGGAGCAGCACTTGGAGACCTTTATGGTTATTCAATGACGTTCACAGGAACTGAAAAACTACCAGCAGCATTTTTACAATCTGCAACTGCATCTGACCCATTTGTTGGATTAGATGGAGCACCTACAATAGTAGCATCGTAAGTTAACGGTATATCAGAAGATACACTTTTAAATAATTAAACCCTTCTCTTCGTGAGAGGGGTTTTTTGTTTTTACTATAACCTAATCTTAGATTGTTATAAGTTAAAACGAGATAAGAACGATATAATGCTTAGTTATTACATATCCAACACAAACGAGTTCGTAGTAAGAACACAAACAACAGGTAGTGGTTCCACATTATCCTTAGATTTATACGATATGCTTACGCTCACTACATCTTCTTATGATTTAAGTGGCAAACATACATTTAATGCATATGAGAACATTCTAACCTTCTCACAATCGATTGCCGATACAAGAGTAGGACAAGAGTTTTTAGTAGATATAAATGATTCAGTAAGCGGTTCTATATGGAGAGGCTCATTACAAGTATATGCATCTCAATCTATTGATAAAACAGAATATACTACTCAGAATGATGGGTATGTATCTTACGAAACTGATAACGAATATATAGTACTATGAAAAAAGAACAAAACTTTTCTGTGGTAAACTTTACAAGGGAGGAAGTACCAATTGTAACAGAAGATATCAAAACAAGATATCAATGGGTACCTGTTGGTGTACAACATCAAGATGATTTCTTTGAATTGTTAACAGAAGGATATAATACATCCACTACTACTGCAGCTTGTGTAGATGGTGTAGCAGATTTAATCTATGGTAAAGGTTTAGTAACAGATAACGAAGAGTTTAAAGATAC